AATATACCAGGAACTCCTGCTCCTGGTATGAATTACACAATTCAAACTCAAGGTGCTCCATTCCAATTTAGTGAGACATATCTGACTCCTGGAGTGGCAAAAGAAACATGGATAGATCGCAAAACTACCGAAGATTCGGTAACAAATTCAATATCTGTCTTTACACAATAACTGGAATATTATTATTAACACTTGCAGGTTCCACAAGAAGTAAAGCACAACAAGCACCAAGCAATACAAATATTGCAGGACCCTCAGCATCTGCTACTGGTAACGTAACTAACCAGGCAGTTCAGGTGCTTCAGGGTCCTTATGCTTTGAATACTTATGGTGGTGGAGTTTCTTGTCAGGGACCGACAATGAGTGTTGCCCCATTCGTATTGGGAAATACAAATGCAAGTCGAGATCCACAGTCGTTTCAAACATACAGTGGTAATGCTGGCATCTCTTTAGGATTTAATTTTCCTCTTGATGGTTCATTACAAGAACTTTGTAAGGCAAGAGCTCGTGTAGAAATTTCAAGACAACAAGCAGAATCGGATAAGGCAAGACTTGACTTTGAACTTGTGAGACTTTTGAAGTGTGGTGAAGCATTAAAGAATGGAATTTCATTTCATCCACAAAGTCCCTATGCAAAAATTTGTGCTGATATTGTTGTGAAGTATCCACGAGTACAGGATGTAGCAAATGGAAATCAAACCAATCCAAATAAGAAGTGAAATACCACCTATCATTCCAACGATAGAACCTCCTGTAACTCGCAGAGCAGAACGTTCTGTAATACCTGAAGTTGATATGCCAATTATCAACATGCCAGATACCACTATAAAGTATCCAGTGATCGATGTTCCAACTCAAGAAGAGTTTGATGCTGCCGTAAGAGCAGAGCAAAAAAAGAAAGAAGAAGAAAAAGAAGAAAAATCCAGAGGACTTCCAGATACTACCCCTACCCCCCAACTGCCCCCAGTTGTTCAAACCCCCCCAGATGATCGGAATATTTCCGATCAACCAATACAAACTAGTAATTTAGGAGTACCCGTCATTGAAGTACCAATCATCGGGGAAGTTCCAGTTCCTCCGAAAGAACAGGTTATGCTTGCTGGCACCACTGCTACTGCTTCTGTTGCTGCGGCTATTGTTGGCAAATCTTTGGTGGAATGGATGGTAGGTAAAATGAAACCTATTGTTCAGCAGATATTCATAAGGGGTAAGAAACTCTTGAATAGAGATCTTACTCCTTATGAACTTCAGGTTTATTTTGCTTTTGAAAAAACTTCTTCTATGAAAAAAGTCAATAAGTTACTCAAAAAAGAAGGGAAGAACGAAAAGAAAGAACAATATAAGAAGTTTCACTCAAAGTAATTATTTTGATTTATTCTTTATTTTAAATGCAACATCACCAAGAAAAGAACCTACAGCAAGTACAAGAACTTTAGTATAAGCATCTCTACTAGCATTATCAAGTTCCACTTGTCCTTCTGTGCGAATCGCAACAGATTCAACAGCAGAAATCATTAGAGCACTCCAAATAATAAGAAATAATCTAACAATATTAAAATAAATCACTTCTTACGCTTAGACTCCAGTTCATCAAAGTCTTTCTTCTTTGTTCCACCATCGTAAGTCCAAGCATATCCTTCAGCAATCATACGATCATTAAGACATATATCATCAACATATAACCTTCCAAGAATTCTCCCATACTTTTCAGTTGAATCTGGAAGTTCTGTTTTAATGAGAATATTTTTTTTACCATCAAGATTTTTTTTCAACCATTCTTTGACTTCTAATCCAAGTGCTTTTTCTTTGAGATCGGTTGTACGACTTTCCGGAGTATCAACACCACTAAGGCGTACTCGCTTAGTAAGAGAAATATCGAACCCAAGATCAATGTCCGCATCGATTGTGTCACCATCAACTACTCTTAATACTTGTTTTACTCTGTAGATATATGGGTCTTTATCCATTAGAATGGTAATTTAAACTTCTCAGTATTTAGTTTAGGAATAGGCAATTTATCAAATGCCTTTGATACCTGTTTCTCTACAACAGCACCAACAAATGCTTCTGGATTATTTAGAATCTTCTGTGCTTTTTGATAAGTCACATAAGCACCATAAGCAAGTGCTCCACTAATTGCCAGACTAGTTGCTGACAGAATAATTGCTATATTTTTCATTTCTTTTTACCACCTGAGTTCTTTCTTGCATTTGATGCCATTTTTTGTTTATTTGTACGACACTGACCAGTGGCTTTTCTTTTATCACCGTTCCCAAATGTTGGATTACTTTTTTTCTTCATCTTTCATTTCCAAATATGCTAACTTTAATATGTAGTAAATTACATAAGCAGTAAATACCAAACCAGAACAAAGAATTATAACTACACCACAAGGAAACTCATTCATTCCAAACACCTTCTTGCTTATGAATCCATACCTTTAAATCTTTTACATATTTTCTTAATATTTGTGCTTGTTCTTCGTGCCAAAAATCACCCGTCTCCATATGCAATCTTGTATGATTGTCTATGGCTTTAAGGATTTGGTGGATGGGAGCGTTCCAGCACTCCCTCTTTGGGGTGTTCCATTCTCTGGGCATAATTGCAAGTGTAAATGATTCCTACATCACCATCTGTTTTATCACCAACATAATTTGAATTACATTCAAAATTATTAATTCTTGAGCTAGTAATTAAATTACCAATAAGAAGAACTAATATTAGTTCTATCACTTTTTCTTGCCACCGTTCTTTGCTTTCTTGGCAGTAGCATTACCTTGATTCTGCTTGGAGTTTTTACCTCCAGCAGAACCTTTCTTGCCTTTGTTTGCTGATTTTGCCATTATGCTCCTGTGCGTGGTTGAACGAATCCTTCACCATCTTCCACTTTAGTTTCAAGTGCTTCAACTCTTGCTTCAAGAGTTTCTGGTGGTGCTTCAGGGGCAGGTGGTTCTGGTGGTGATTCTACAAACTCCTCTTTCTTTGGTTGCTCTTTCTTTTCATCTTCATCATCTCCACCTTTCTTCATTGTATTAATACCAAAAGTGGCAGCAGATGCAGTGAAAACTGTTGCAATAAATGTAGGATCCATCTTAGATAGAGTGCCAGCATAACTTGCAGTAAGAAGAGCAGCAGACCAACCCAAGATACATATACGAATTAATTGTCCCATGGCATTTTCGTTTTTTTTGTTAGTCATTTTCCTTTGTGAATAGGGTTAACCTTTTTTCCAAGATTCACCTTCTGCTTTTCTTCTACGAGCAAGTCCTGCTTCTACATTTGAACCAGGATTTCTGTAGAGATATAAAGCATCTGGAACTAAGTCCCATTCTTTATTCTTCAGTCTCTTAGTGATAGTATTAAAATCACCAGAACCATAAAAACCAGCACCGAGATTATAAGCAAAAGAAAGTAAGGCACCTCTTTTGCCGTCAGACATTTCATTCCAATGTGGAATTTTACGAAGTGAAGGAAGAAACTCTCTCTTACATTGTTCAATCAAAAGTTCATCTGCTTCTGTTTGTGTGAGAGTATCACCCATATGGAATGGTGATCCATCCTTCTTACGAGTAGAACCCCAACCGATTGTGATTGGAAGTCCACCAGATAGAGGATCTGGATATGCCTTCAAATGGCATCCTTCAAACTCTTTAATGAGTTTGAGTCCCATCATAGGCATATCGTCACCACCTGCTACGGGAGCGGCAACAGATGGTCCTGATGCTGGTGCCGCATTACCCTTTTTTCCTCTATAAATCTCTGCCCAATCTACATTATCTTCTAGATATTTTACTGGCAGATTATCTTCCAACCACTGAACTGCCTTGACGTGATTGGGGTTCTTCTCATCATAAAATTTGAAAAAGTTATGTAAATCAATTCTTGCCATTGTTTCCTCCTTCGAAATACTTTGAATAAAGATGTTGTGCTTCTACGTGTTTACCGTGATTTGTGAGGTCTTTAATCTTCTGTAAGATTTTCCTCTTGAAATTAATCGAAGATTCTTCCCCAGCCATCGTTCCCTCCTGGACACCAACGGTGCTTGAGAACTGCTTTAGTATAAATGGTCTTCTTACCGTTTGTGACTGGACCTGTATAGTTATCGTTAAGTGAACCGTATGGGTCATTTACAAAGTATCCTTTACCATCTGGAGTCTTTCCGATAACTACACACATGTGGCCACCAGTAGGTGCAGATAAAGAACCCCTATGCAGGATACCAATAACAACAGGTTTCCCAGCATCAAGACTCTTATCAACGTCAGCAAAAGAAAGATTGTAACTGAAGTGTGACTTAACACCATAACCTGCGAGAACTTTCGTCTGTACCGCATGGTCAGTTGTGTCACCAATTGCAAATACTTTCTTAACATACTCATCATCACCTTTGATGCTTCCTGGCTTGAGGAAAGCAAGGCACATAGCACACGATGAGCTGTTACAAGTTCTATGTGCATCTCTATAGTTGTCCACTTGATTAAAATATGGAACTTCTAGAACTGCTGGAGTAGGTGGTTTAGTTCTAAAAATTCCAATCCATTCAGTATCAGAGTCATCCATAAATTCAGCAGGAAGGTTATCCTCTAACCATTGAACTGCTGCTACATGATTCGCATTACCATCATCATAATACTTGAAAAAGTTATGAAGATCTAATGTCATTTTTTATATTTCTAAACACTGAAGATATTTATCCATTTCAATGTCCATACTCTTCTATTTTATCAAGAACTTTATTTAGGTATTGATGTGCTAACCATTTTGGGTCATATCCAGATTTATCCATCCACTCTTTATCCAGGTTTGATTTTATTTTAAGAACTTCACACTTGATAATATCTTTAGTCAGTTGTCCTCGTGGCATAATACTAAAAAACTCTGCCACTTATTTAGAGGCAGAGTAAAAAATATTAAGTATTATCAAAAAATTCCAGGAATAATTTGTCCGGTAGTGAGATAAGTGCCTACAGCAACAACAAATCCTAGCATTGCCAATCTTCCATTTAGCAATTCTGCTTGTTCAGTCCATCCGAATTTCATTTTGTTTCTCCTCTTTTAGTAGTGTTTTGAATTACAATAAATTTGTCTTTTGGTAGAGTACCTGCGATACAGACTTTAAGTTTGTCATTATTATTCCAGGCACCAGATTCAACCAGTTCTTGAAGAGCAACAGAAAGTTGCCCAAGCATATTAGCACTCATTAATAAGTTTCCACAACTTTCTCTATAGAATAACACAGAAGCACAAGAAAGGCAACTGAGGTAATGGTAAAAATTGCTTCAGTCATCAGAAGATTCCGAAGAAGAACTTACCAGTTGCTGCATAAGAAATGAATCCAGCAATAATTCCCATCATTGCCCATCGTCCATTCATTTTCTCCGCCTTTTCGGCATAAGGTTCAATACCATAACGCTCAAGATCTTCCTTAGTCATATACATAGAAGGTTCTTTTGCCCACATATTCATTTGCCCAAATTCATTTTTGGTTACAGTCATATAAGTTTTGTTAAGAAACATTACAAAAGTATATAGCAAAAATAAAGAGGGGTCAAGCCCCTCTAGTAGTAATTTATACCTAATTGTGTTAGGGTTTACTGAATCAAATTTACCAATCAATATTTTTTCTAATCTTGATGTTATAATTCCAAATCTCAGAAAATATAGAACTATTCAAATCGTTATCATTAAAAGTTTCATTAAGAGCATTCAAATCTTTCGGAAAACAAGTTCCACCAAATCCCCTGTCTCCATCAATGCCTGGAACCAAACTATGAGATTCCCCAATCCTTTTATCCAAACAAACACCACTTCTAACTTTCTCAAAATCAATTCCAAGTTTATCACATAAATCAAACATTAAATTAAAATAAGTGACTTTAATTGAAAGATATGTGTTAGAAAAGTATTTTATTGATTCAGATTCTTCAAAAGAAACTAAAATATTTTTGATATGAGGAAAATAGTTTAAATAAAAATTTTCTAGTTTTTGAGATGATTCTTTTTCTCCACCAATAATATTTCTATCAGCATTATTAAAATCTTCTACAGAATTTCTGGCAGTTAAAAATTCTGGATTATGAATTATTTTTAGATCTAATCTTTTTTCACTTAATGTCTTGGTAGTTCCAATAGGAACTGTGGATTTTATAACAAAAATTCCAGATAGATTTTTAGGGAGATCTTCAAAAAATGATTCAATATAAGATAAATTGCACCCTCCACCCATTTTATTTTTCATTGGTGTTGGAAGACAAACAAAAACAATATCAGAATTTATAGTTTCATCATAAGAATTTAAAGATTTGTTTTCATCAACATCAAAAACAAATAAATTTTGAATCTTATTTTTTAGATTTTGGTATATGGCATTACCAACAAATCCATTTCCGACTATTCCAACTTTCATTGTGATCTCTCCTTCTGTATAATGTATGCTCGTCCTTGTTCATCAAAACCATCAATTTCAATCAATTGTGTTTCTGCATTGATATCATCATTTGGCACTAAGCAAGTATATGGACCAGGAATTCTATCATTATTATTATAATTTCTATGTCCAGAAATGTGATAGTGAGCACATACTATTTGTTTTCCTGGATTTTTTAATATATATCCCTGTTCTGCCACCAATTTAGCAATTTTATTATCACATCCAGGTTTTCCTAATGTAAATTCCATCTCATCAGTTGTTTTAATTGGTGAAGTAAATATCCAAACATCTTGGGAAGAAGAATTATCAAATGGAGCAATACACCACTCACCATTTTGACAAAATACTTCCCATCGTGTTAAAGCAACAAAAATATTATCTAAATTAGTTTCTTTAACTGCGGATAAAGTTTCATCAAGAATAATATCAGCATTTGCAATAATACAAATTTGATTCTTTAGATTTTCATTACAAAATTCAAAAAGGTCCTTATATGTTGGCCTTTCTTCTCTTTGAACGATTTCTATTTTATCAGATTGAAAATTTAACTTTGCATCATCTGATATAAAAATATAAACTTTATCAATGTACTCATTTTCCAAATTCTCGTGAATACAAGTAAGATATTCACTATGCCTCTGATAATCAGGGGATCTAAAATATTCTATCAATAAATTCATTGAGTTTTAATCCAATCCATTAAATTTACTTGAGGTCTCCATCCAAAAATGGTTCTCAATTTTCCATTATTTGCAAGAGTAATTCGTGATTCTCCAATTCTTGCTGGAATATTTATTTGTTTATCAGATATAACATTTGCAATTTCATTAATTGAGTAATTCACACCATTACCCACATTATAAAGTTCACCATAATATTCATCATCAATATCTTTTGTTGCTGCAAGAATATTTGCTTGAACTACATCAGATACGTGTGTAAAGTCTCTACGTTGTTCCCCATCCCCAACAATAGTAAGAGGTTCACCATCCTTTCGTTGACGTAAGAAAATACCAATAACTGGAGCATATTGTCCTTTTAAAGGTTGCCTTTCACCATAAACATTAAAATACCTAAAGGAAATTGTTTTAAGACCAAATAAATCATTATACATTTTGCAGAGTTTTTCTCCAGCAACTTTAGATACCGAATATGGATTTAAACAATCATCTCGTTGATTTTCGTGATTTGGTTTTTCATTAAATCCATAACCAGAAGATGTAGAAGAA